TAGTTTCTAGCTACTTCATCTTTAGGCACCATCCATTCAACTGGACCTCTACCCATTTGTAAGGTATAACCTAAAGCGTCACCAACAAGACTGAAAATACCTGATTCAAGCATCAGTTTTTGACGACGCACAGGTGGTGAATCACCGTCCATTACTTTGACTGCATCAGGAATATTCATTCCTAATGGGTTGCCCATCTTGTCCAAGAAACCGTCTAAGGCAGAAGCAACACCTTCATCACGCTCTGAGTAGTCACTAACACCAACCACAGCCACATCAACGGCAGCGGTTGTAAAAACCTTACCTAGACCACGTGCGATAGCACTGCCACCAGAAGCCTTAGCTGCGGCAGCACCACCTACTGGACCAAGTGTTATTGAACCAACAATCGTCGGAACAATTACACCAGTGATATCACGAGTAGCTTGAGCAACAGGTGAAGAGAACTTTGTCTTTTCATCCCAAGCATCATCAATGGATTGCCCTCCTAGGTGACCGACAAGGTCCATACCAAGGTCAATTAAAGGAAGACCAGTGGCTGATAAAACAGCGGGACCGGCGACCTCCATGACTTTGTGATCCATTTCAGTTCCAGCTGAATCGCGTCCAGAAACAAATGGTTGACTTTTTTTGGCTTCCTTTTCTTCTTTTTCTTTTGCCTCCTCTTCAGCTCTTGCAGCCATTCGTTTCTGAACTTCTGTAGTGTCAGGAGTGCTGGGATCGTCAGGATCGCCTGTATAGCGTTGGATTCCTGTATCTCTTCCACGCTTGAGTTCTTCCTCTGTCAAACCAGAAGGGTTGTTATACATTGATTAATTCCTCAGGTTTTATAAAAACTGCCATCCGACAGTTGGACAATTGCTTGACCTCTATATCTCCCAATATATCGAGAGCCTTGTGTCAGCTTAACAGGTAGGGAAGAATCCCAATCTTTCGATGTAGATAAAGATTCTTCCTCATTTTTTAGATGCACAAATGCGGAGATGTCATCAATTTCATTCATTTCGATAACGTTTTAAAATGTCTAGTGTGTAATCACGTATAGATGGATATGCATTACCATTATAAGATTGCGGGCGGTCATCATCAAATAGATTCATATTTTTTGGTCCTGCATACCATGCAGCAGCAGCTCTTCTGATTGCAATATCAGGAGAATGACCTTCAGCGATAGCAGTGTTATAGTATTGCTGAATTTTAAAATTAACGACTCTAACCTGAGCTTGCGGATTATTTAAAAATTCTTCAGGAGTCATTGAATAACCTAAAGCCTCTTTAGTCCATGATGGCACATTAGCCGGCATTACTTGTCCATAACCTAGTGCTCCACTATCCTTGTTTGTAGCTGTAGAAACACCACCACTCTCATTACCAATAATAGCTCTAGACAATCGTGATGGCTGTCCAGCTATTTGACTTTGAAGACGGGCAATAGATTTACTAGCGCCAGTAATTGCACCATGAGAGTCGCCATATTTCCTCATAATAGCGACTAAATCAGGATTACTTTGAGCTAGTTCTGCATAATCAAATAACATACTAAATCTAGGATTTTCTTCTATAGTTTTTTGGATCTGTTGCAACGGAGTATCAGAGACAATCTTGGAACCTCCATCAGATTGGAGATACCACATAGCTGCAACGGCTTCAGGATTAGGACTACCTAATTTGGCTGCAATACTTCTAGCGTTGTAAAAGCCCATACGATCTACGCCCATATAAGGGGGAGTTACATCAGGAGTACGATCAATAACAACACTAAGTTTATTCCATGTTTTTGGACTCTTAAGGACACGTGTAAGCTCAGGGTTGTCCTTTGTTTTGTCTTTTAGTAAACCAAAGGTTCCAACTGGAATATCAAATTTATCTCCCTTAGCCTCGGCCAACATACTTAAAATATCCTCAAAGGAATGACCAGAAACATCTACTACTTCCTGTTCATATGCTGTAGGTTGCAAAGGTAAGCCTGCCTCTACCCTAGATTTATGAAGGTCATAATTAGTGTATAGGTCAGGATAGTTTCGAGTTTTTAAACTAGAAATACCTTCGTTTTTAATACCTTGACCAATAAAGCTTGCATCTAACAGTGGGTTATCATTACCCTTTGGTGCAAACGTGTGATCACCAGTAGTGACTGCAGAATAGAAAGGCTTAGCCGAGTCAGTTTTATCGATAAAGAATAAACCTTCTCCTTGTGCAATTTCACGTTGGAGATCCATCCAAGCTTGCTTACGTGCATCACCTTCAGATAAATTAAATTCTGCTCCTCTATATTTCTGTACTAACTGACGGTATAATGGCATGGCACGGTGAGCTACTTCTAGTGCACTATGATGTACTGGAATACCAGAAATAGCATCACGTCCAATAAGGTCACCAGTCATTTTCTTAACTAAAGAAAAGACTGTTTTGTCGTCATAAACAACACCAGTTTCATCTGCTGTTTTTTGAATTGACTGAACATCAGTTAGATAATCGTTAAATGTATCTCTATCAATATGACCAGCGACAAGAGCTTGTTTTAGATCTTTTTCTGTAAGTGAACCATTGTTGTATGCTTCATCCAGCTCTGTAACTACCAGTTGAGTGTTACGGTTATCCTTGTAATATTCATCTAACCTGGCTTCAGCAGCACGTGCAGCTGTAAAAGAAATAGTTTGATTTTTTTCCTTTTCTCTAATAGCTTCATACGACTGCTTGTACTCAGAAAATCCAAACCGGTGGTCATCAGAAAAAGCGGCCTCAAATGCAGCATCAGCGATTTGCTTTCCTTTAGCTGTTGCTAATTGATGTACACGAGCATCAGAAGCAATTTGAGTGTCTTGAGATGCTTGGATTAACTCTTTACCAAACTGTAAATCACGGATCTTTTGACCAGGCAAGTGACTAAATTCAAGCTGACCTAATGCTCTAGCAAACGCTTCAGGATTAGGATCGTTAGGCATTACTTTGTTTTTAATAATCTCTAACGCCTGTCCTGCTGTCATGTGTGGACTAGTCTGTGCTGAAGTGATGTACTCAACTGCACGTGCAGCACGCTCCCCAGGAGTCGCTCCCAAACCAATACTTTGCTGTCTTACTAGGTCGTATTCATTGATACGATCGCGATCTAACTTGTCACCATAGTTAAGTGCACGAGTATTAATATACTGGCGCATCTTTTTATATGATTCATGGAACAGAATAGGATCTGCATCACCAATAATTGGACGTAGTTCTTCGGCAGCAGCTTCTGTATAGACTCTGTTTAATAGTTCAGAGCTACCTAGCTGACCAATTTGACTATATTTTACAGTGACATCTTGACCAGTATTAGGGTCTTTTACAGTAACGGTTTTATCTGGATTAGCTCTAAAAGAATCCTCTAAACCTCCTCTAGTTAAACGCTCAACAGCACTATCAAACTGTACTTCCTTTCGGATTTGAGCTACTTCATTATCACTTACAAGTAGTTTAGACCACCAACTACGGTGTTCACCTTGCGCTTTAGCTACAGAAGCTGCAACATTCCTGTTGTTAGCAATATCCTTTTGGACATTAAGAGCTGCTTTTACACCAAACGCTTCGTCATCATATTGTTCAGGAGTTGTAAGTAACTCCTTATGTTTTTGACCTTGTGCTTGTTTGCGTACATCTTCTAGGGCAGCCTCTCTAAGAGCACCATAACCTTGTACAGCAGCAGAACTTAATTCAGTAATAGCCTTCATCGTACGCTCTTCCTGAGCGACCTTGGCCTGTTCCTTGTACTGCTTCTCTAGTTGTCGGTTTGCATCATCTTGCTGCTGTACTTCAGCAATTTGACGCATGTTATCCATCAATAATTGATGGTTACGTGTGTTGCGTTCTTTTTCAAACTGCCTGTGAGCACGGATATTATTAATCAGCGATGCTTGTTGCTTCTCTTCGTAGGCACTAACAGCACGCATACTTTCGACGAGCTGTTCACTTTGTCTAACAATGCGCTGAGTATCATCAAAAATCTTTGCCGACGCGTTGCCTACAGAACGCTCTTTAGTATAAAATTGTGCCATTAGTAATCAAATAATAATTAAAACCAACCGGAAGATCCAAGACCAGTTGCTACAGGTGCAAGAGCACTTGCTACTGGACCAAATAACATAGAACCTCCTCCAGTAGGAATAGCAGCACCAGCAGCAAGAACCATTCCACCAATCTGAAGAATCTTTCCAAAAACACTTGTCTTTTGTTGTTTTGGTTGTGGGGCTGGTTGGCCTTGCGGTACTTCAAGTGGTAATGGTGGTGTAACAAACTTCAGTTCTGGAAGTTTGAAAGGTTCCTTTGGTGCATCAGCAAATTGAGGTTCAGCCATACGGGAAGCGTATGCTTGAGAGTCAGCTTTAAACTTATCCAAAAAGATTTGTTCTTTGGATTGTTCATAACCATTCAAAGCACTAATCATTGTTTCACCAAGCTCACGTCGATTCATATTGAACCTGGCATCAGCAATGGTTTGGATCTCTTCTGCACGGCCGCGTGCTATACCAGCTTCTGCTTCTGCAATGTTGAGACTAGCTTGTGCTCTTGTCTTAGCTGTCCGTTGTGTGTCACGTGCGCGTTGCTGTGTGACAGCTAGTCCACGTTGACGTAGTCCAGCTTGTTTAGTTTCTTCGGTTTCAAACCGCAACAACGACTGGGATAACTGAGCAGTGTTAATACCAGCAAGAGCAAGAATAGATTGTTCAGTACGTCCAGCGGATACACCACGACGACCAAGAGCCCTAGCGGAACCACGGCTAGCAATAGATTCGAGTTTTACTTGTTGCTGTTGGAATGCTGTTGCATCTCTTTGTTGCTGTAGTTGGAACTGAGCAGCAGTTGTTTGCTGTTCAAACTCAAGTTGTGCTGCAGTATTAGCAGTAGCAAAGTTACGATCAGCTTCAGCATCAGTCAGTGTTTTCTGCTGCAATGCTTGGAACTCAGCAACATCAGCCTGAGCAAGAGCTGTAGCTGTGTTTAGGGTTTGTTCCTGTTGTTGCAGATCAATGCCTTCAGATTGAAAATCAACTTGAGTAAGACGATCACCTAGAACTGTTTGTGCATCACTTAAAGCACGATCGGCTCCGGCTTCATTAAATTTAAGTTGATTAGCAACCAGTTGTTGACTTTCTTTGTAAGCCTTCAGCTGTGCATTCATTTGAATGTCACGCTGCTTCATCTGATTGATATATTGCTCTCTAGCTTGAGCACGTTGAATCGCTTGTGTTTTATAAGCAGCTTCAAACTCACGAGCTGATTCGTCTAGCAGAAACTCATAGTTAGAAAGGTTACTCGCATCCTGATAAGTTTTCATGTTCTTAAAAGGAGTTTTACTGCGATCATTATCAATGTATTTAATATCTAGATTAGCAGTAAGAGGGTCAGCAACAATACTTTCAAACTTCTCATTTTTGTTGTCACCTTTTTTAATACCAGAACTTGCCTTAAGGGATCTAAGGTGGTCTTCCTCTGATTGCACATTACTAGTCCTGTGATTTACAGCAGAACCACGTATTGATGGGTTAGTACTTGCTTTTAATTTTTGTTGTTTTAGAAACTCGTCGTGTGGATCGCGCTGACCTTGCTGCGCTCTACCCATTTGCCTATACATTAAGACCTCATATAAAATTTAGTTGAGTAGTTACCCTCCCACATGGCCGATGTAAGAGAAACGATATAAGGATTACTACTTGATATTTGAAGATCAAATCCTGTATTCTTTTGAAGAATAGGTACTGAGAAAATAACACGATCTTCAATCGGTACGTTATCAAACGTATATTCGTTACTCTTAATAGTGGTAGATTCATATGTGATCTGATTCTGACCTTTAGGAGTAATTAAAAAATCACATTGACCTGACAGTCCAATGGAAAATTTAATCCTTTGGATAGATAGGTAAGCAGTGACATCAACAAAATTATCACTACGATAGTACAAATAAGGCATGTCAACTTTAAAGTCAAGTTTATAGCCAACTAACCAATCCAAAGCAGTTAAATCTTTTCCAGCAATTGCAAAGTAACTACCTTCAGAATCAGTGCCTGTTGTACAGGTCTGAAAGAATCCAGAGAATGTTGAACCACTTGCGGCATCTTGTACAGCAATAGGAGTTAATCCACTGATAATCTCAAACGGAACATAAATCCTAGTCTCGTTATTGATGTACCGCTTACCACTTGAGTAGTTAGCAGTAGCTTTAGGTTCAGCGATAAAATCAAAAGAAGGATTAGATTCTTTAATGCTACCGGAAGTAACTTGCGTACCTGTAGGTATAGTATTAAGTTGTGAAGATAGAAGTGTTAGTTGAGTGCCTTGATTGGTAACGACAAAGATTTCGTCATTATCAGTAGCCATAAATTGCACGTTACCTGGCAGCTCCCATCCGTACCAACCTCTCATTAGTACTTCATCACCCTCCGTATATTTACGGAAGAAATATGCCTTCTTAGATGATTGGTCATACATCCCAATAAAGGAGTTCTGCGCATTACTAAATAATGCATCAACAGAGCTAGGAATATATTGAGTAACTTCCTTTCCAATATCTACAAACAAAGGGTTATCACCTTGACCTTGGGTGTACATCTCAATAGTACGGCAATAGTCAGAGGTCTTATTTACAAAGACAATGTTGCTACCATTTTCTACAGGAGGAATAACACCATCTACTTCATAATTAGAAATTGATTTAACAACAGCTTGAGATGGAGTGAGGACACCAGTGTCAGAAAACAGCATGAACTGTTGCTGACGACTAAACAAGACCACACCTTGTGTGACTGGGATAGCAGCTGTTAGTTGTACAGGACGTGAGCTAGCGCAAGCTAAGTCGATGGGATCAGAGTCTGTTAGGACTTGTGCTGATACGGAAAAGAAATTAAAAAATTCATTTGGCTGACTGAGAATCACATTCTCATCAGCAAGTAAACCTAACCTATTGTTAGCAAAGAAAAGGTGTGAAATTTTTTTGCCAACAAATGATGGGTTAGGGTTAGTCGTCAGATCACCGACAACTCTTTGACCTAAAGACGGAATAGCTTCAAAGTAAAAATTACCACTGCTATCACGTCTAATACGATGAGGCATCGTTGTAGAGTTAAAACCAAGTGCAATACCTGGCTTAGCTGCCTCTACCCAAGTAGTTCCATCTGACTTGACATAGTAGTCATCCTCAGCTGCACTTGTATTAGCGACCTTGTAATAAGCACCATTATTAGAAGATGCAGCAGGAAGACTTGCAATACTAGCTACTGTCCCACTAAGAGAACCGGGAGTAGTACCGCTAGTAGCAACAACTGTTGATTTATTAACAATGATAATCTGGTCAAGACGAGAGATGACATGAAAGTCATTCATACCTCCATTTAAATAAGCTTGCCCTGTTTGGTGGGAAATAGATTTCTCTACACCAGTAGAGACGTTCCACATCTTTACTGCTTGGTTTTTGATTACACCGACATAAGCTTCAGTGCTGTCGTAACGGTAGAAAAACCAGTGACCAGTTGCGTAATTAGTAGCAGTGTTGGGTCCAAGATTATTTTTCCATACAAAGCCGTTGCGTTTAACTAGACCAAAGGTTGGGTCAAGGTAACCATTAACAATGTCTCTTACTTGTCCAGGTAATTTTTGATCATCTGGTTGCGTAGATACACCACCCAGAAAGTTTGGTATTTGTTGAGTGATGTTAGCCATTAAGAACGAGATAGTGCTGTGTAAGGTTGATAGCTGGTGTAGAAGTTGCCACCTTCTGGTTGACCGAAGAATGTGTAGTCACCTTGCTCACATTCGTATTCCAAAGCTTGTGCTTTTCTTTCAGCTTCGTATTGTCTAAGGATGTTAAATTGATTAGTATCGCCAACTAAACGAATAGCAAACACTGTGACTGCTCTTGCAAGAACATAGTCACGAATAGGCTTAGGCAAATTAGTATAATCGTACTCACGTATAATGTCACAGTCGGGATCATAGTCCCAATTGAAAGTATGCTCTTCTCGGTCATATAAAAACCTAGCCGGCAAAGAACCACTACTGTCATAACGGCTAACAGAATCGTGTGATGCATTGTTATGATCCTTAGATAGATCAATCTGAATAACATCGTCAGGAATTACAATACGAGTCTGTGTAACACCAGCGACGGTTACATTAGTGCGAGATTGTTTAACGTGATATTCCTTATTAAATGTCCAGCCCTCTGCCTGTACCTCACGAGACGTTCTAGTCAACGTGTCAAAGGCAAGCGCAACGTCCGGGTTGGTTGCTTCTAGTTGGTTAACAGGAGCTTGGCCGACAGCAGCAAGCATCTCATTAACTGAATCAAGTTGTTCTAAAGTTGGATTATTCGGGATTGTAGCCATGAGATACTAATAAATAAAAAAAAGGGACCCCGAAGGATCCCTTGTGTATAAGAAAAAATCAGAATGCAGAAGGAGCAGTACCACCCACATACAGCTCAACGGCTGCAGCGGGGTTCAGGTAGTCCGCACCACAGGCCAAACGGCCGAGCATCACGTCACCTTGGTAAACCACACTCACATCTCCACTAGTTACTTGAACCTGTGGACCGATGGCTTCGACCATACCGGCTGCCTCCTTTTGGAAGATCAGACCGCAGGACTTAGAGCCGACTTCAGCGGCAGTACCGTAGTCGTTGTGGATGCCAGTAGAAGCGCCAGAAGCGTCTTCCATGGTCTCACCAACAAAGGAACCAACGTTGGTTGGAGAGGTGACACCAGTGGTGCCGCCATAGGCAGTGCCGTACTTGCCGAGGAACGGGATGTTCATCGACTTGTAGATCTTGATACCAGCGATCTCAATGATGCCTTGTCCGCTTTGCAGCGCAGTACCTTGAGCATCGCGATTGACCAGACCGTTGGAACCAACAGCTTGGATCAATTCATAATATTGTCGGGGGTTTAGAACAGCCACTCTGCCGTCACTACTTACACCCTTCTCATCTAGCGCAGCAGCTGCGTCATAGAAGGCTGAGACAAGGTTGGAAGCAAGGTAAGCATCAGAATCGTTAGTGGTAGAACCAACACGAATCTGAGTACCACCTGGCTCAACAAAGTTAGTCTTGGTGATAGGAGATGCTTGACGTGCACCACGTGCAATAGCACGGAATGCAAGACGATCATACTTTTCTGCGAGAGCGTAGCCGATTTTGCGGCTGATCTCCGAGCGCAGATCGTAGTGCGAAAGTACTTCATCAAGGTTGTAGACAAAGGCTGAACTAATCAGCAGGTCATCAACAGTGATGGTCTTTTCTGCCACTGGCGGTGCACCATCATCGTTACCAAGGATGCTACGACCAGGCGTATGAAATTCAGATTTGGTACGTCCGGTGTAAATGAACTGAAGAGATTTGCCGTTCTTCAGTGTACGCTTCATGATCAGATCACGGGCGATTGTATTGTTCTGAAAACCCTTAAACATCTCGCCCGAGAAGAGTTTAAGGAATAGAGCACGGGCGTCACCCGTACTGTTAGATTGGCCAGGCCGTACAAGTTGAGCTTCAAGCTTGCCGCTGGCTGATTGTTGTGCCATTTTAAAAGATAAAAGTTTGTATGTATAACCGTTATCAAAGCTTTGAATGTTTGTGGTCTATCCCACCGTCTAGACGGCAGCTAAGGTATCCGCGTACGGGCTTAGTGCCATAGGCATGAGAGGTCCGACTCTGAGGTGCCTCTCATACGTTTATCAATACCTGTTATCAGGTTTTCTTGATAGGTTTTTAATCATTTTAGTAGCTTGCTCTCTGCCATGCTTTGCAACATAAGCAGGACCAAGATTTTTAGCGAAGTATTTTTGAGTCCCACTAAACCCATCTAGAAAAGATTTAGTGTATGTCTTAGATAGGTCCGGTTTAGCTGCAGGTTTTTTGGCTGCAGGTTTGCCAGCAGCTTTCTTATTTTTATTAGGTTTTTTGGAGCCGGAGCTAGGATTATAGTAAACCATTAAAAATTAAGTTCGGATTGTTCTAGCATTTGCATAACATCACTTCGATATGCAGGGTCAGATTCATAGCGTGGGTCATTCATTGCAGCTACAAGTTCCTGCTGGCTACGGAAACCCTCACTAGCATCAGATGATCCTTGACCAGTAAGAAGGGAACCATCAGATCCGGTAGCGTCGTTGTACCTAGCTACCATTGCTTGTACAGCAAAGTAAACAGAATTAGGATCACCAGCTTCCATCACTGCATCGTACATATCAATCTCTTGTTGTTGCAAATTACCTGCAGCCCACTTAAGCATTGATTGATATTCTTCTGCGCCGCCTGCCATGTCTTGGAGAAAATCTACGTCCTCTTGAGTTAGCTCTGGTGCAGTATCAGGTTCTTCTGTACTTTGTTCAGGTTCCTCTTCAGGTTCAGTCTGGGGTTCTTCCTCAGGTTCAGCCTCTGTAGATTCACCAAGTTTAGATTGAAGCTCAAGATATGCTTTTTCTAGATCTTCAGAAGAACGGTATTTACCAGCAAGAAGAGTTTCCTGCTCTTGCTGCATCTGCTCACCAACCTGCAAGGATTCTTGTTCGTCAGCATTAAGCTCAGGTTGTGAAGGTTCTTGGTATGAAAGTGTTTCAGACATTTAGGTAGATTATTGTGGTGGTTGTTGGCGTGCTTGGGCAGCTTGCATCTGAGCGGTCTGATCGGTAAGAGACATCTCTTGCTGTTGCATCATCTGTCGTTGCTGCTCTTGCATTAGTTGTTCTTGTGATTTAACAAGATTCAAAGTATCAATACCTTGTGATGCTGCCAAACGTTTGACAACCTCTTCAGGATTAATGTACTGAGCAATAGCTTCAGGTCCCATTGTTTGGGCAATGGTTTGCATAAACATCTGCAGACTCTCACGGTCTTGACCACGACCTAGTGCATTAACGCCTGCAACGATTGTTGGTTTGACAACGTTCTTTGGTAGACGAGGGATCTCACCAGTCTTTTGGAACACAGAAAGTTTCCTGTTCAAATACGGAACAAGGAACTCAACAGTAAGAAGAGAGAATAATCCTCCGAGTTGCTGTTCTAATTCCATCTGCGTCATTCGGACCTCTTCAGCCGTGGTGCGCTCAGACTGACGAACGGTCAATACAAGGAAGGCTTCACCTAGACGACGTTCAAACTGCTGAATCATTTGATATGCAGTGTTGAAGTCACCTTGCTTACCTACTTGCACAACACCGATGTCATCAGGACGACCTTGGACAATGGCTCCATTACCAGCCTTAGCAAGTGTGCTTGGCTTAGTAGTGCTAGAAGGGGACACAGTAAATACAACTTTGGCTGCAGCTGCAGAACCTTCAATGATTGCTTGTGATAAAGCCTCTAGACTTTTGATGTCACCAATAAATTCTTCTACTCGACCACGTCCGTAAGCTTCATTATCAACAGTGTTGAAACGTAGTGGTAGCCAAGGTGTTGTATCTAATGGAGATTTACCTTGTGAACCAGGGATGATTTTGTTATACACCTCTTGGTGCCATACATAACGATTGTTATCACGTTTGACAATTGTATAGACATCGACATCTTCACGGCTGTAACCAGTAGAACTATCTTCTACGTCGTTAACAGCATCGTCGTCGATATCTTTAATTAAACGCTTGACAATACTCTTATGAATTTTTTCTTTTGTAACGATTTCAATGACGTTACCTAGGCCGTCTCTTTCTACAACATACCTGTTCAAAGGATATAGCTTGAGCTTTTCTTTATCCATATAGATGAGTGCATTGCCTGATACAACCAAGTGTTTAAGAGCTTGGTGAATAACAACACGATCATCAGAAGCAGCAATAGATTCCAGAATGGTACGTTCAATCTTGGCGAACGATACGTCAAGATCAGAACGGATTGCTGGATCTAGTTCTCCTGAAAGAATAGTAGACTCATCAATTTGTAGCTTAAAGAAACTAGTTTGAGGAGGTAGTAAAGCAAGCATCAATTTAGAAGCAAGTGTAGTAACGCCTTTAGCGCCTACGCTTTGCCACGGTGTGATGAGAGTTTTATAATTACTATCAGCCTCGTCTTGTTTAATTAAGTACGGAAGTGTTAGCTTAGCTGAATCAATTGCAGTTTGTAGAAATTGGTTACGACCACTAGATAGCGCGTCATATCGTGATTTAGCGGTAATCATAGTTTATCCCTTAACTAATTTAGGGCGTGTGTAAAGTTGTGATTTGACTTCTGCAGTATTGGAAGTAGCACCTCTGCTTTTAATTCTACCTAAAGTATTTTTGACACGATTTGTACCCGTTGCTGTAGATCTAACACCTAGACCACCAGCTGCTTCACGGATATCACCGAATAAATCGGATTCATTATTAACGAAGTCACGCATACGTTTCCGATCAAAATCAATTTTCTTGACCTTTGTCCCATCTTCGTTTAGCTTAAAGTTATTCAAAGGATTATCGTCATCACGCTTAAGAAATTTAGTTAGCGGTTTCGACAATTTCTTTAAAGTTCGTTTTTTATCTTTGTCGTATTTTTCAGCCAGTGAATTATATTTGTTAAACGCAAGGCCTGACTCTTGACGACCATACTTCGCAGGATCAATTGTCATCCGTTGAGTAGCAGAACTTTTAAGATCTTTTAGATACTTTCTACTTTCCTTAGTCTTTCCAGAGTAAAGCTCTTTGTACCTGTTGATTTTTTCAGTCAGCGGCCTGCCTTTACCAATCAACCTTTTGTAGATATTCTTCCTGACTTTAGTATCTTCTAGTACATTCTCAAGTTTAGGAGGATCTTTATCTGGTTTGGTTTGATCAATCTTAAGCTTTCTTACAGCACTCTTACCAATCTTTGCTTCTGTATCTTTTGCAATTTTTATAGTTTGGTTTTTGACAAAGTTCTTGCGAATACCAAGCTTCTCAAATTTCTCTGTTGGTAAGGCGTTAATCTCCTTCTTACTTATCCTCCCATCTTCAGCAGCTTTTTTAATCTGCCTAATAATCTGTTTCTTTTTTTGTTTCTTGTTTCTTTTTTTACCCATTGGATTCCTCCATATATTTAATCACCCACTCAACAACACTACGTTGACCAGAGCGGTACATAACTTTTTGCA